CTATAAGGTTGCGAAGTTCCCCCTTCGGGGGTTAGGGGGCTATTGCTATGCGGTATTTTTTGCCAGCCAGTTTATAATAATCAATAATTGCTCTCAATTGTGCCTCAACAAATGTTATTGAAGCAGGTATATTAACCACAAAATCAAAGTGTGGCAAATCGTCTTCTAAAAAAATATTATCCACATCTATCCATAAATCTTGATTGTCATAATCAACCGATGGCGGGTTTTCAGCTTGCATATAAATATAATTTTCGGGCGGAAAATACTCGTCCGTAATCGTTATCACTTTCGTATTTTGATGGTCATTTGGGTTATAATTTGCAACCGCAAAATGCTCATTCAACATTTTTTCTAATGAAATCACTTGACAAGTATGCTGCATTTTATACAGCGTATTTTTATACAAACTATCCAACGGTTTTATGTTGGCAGTCAAAAATGCAATCATCCTATTTTTTCGTAAAAAAGTAGGCAGCAATAACTGAATCAATACATTAAAATTTATCGTTTGCCACATCATTTTTAATTTTTTATATTCATTTGTGTAGTTCCTCCCTCCCCTTCGGGGAGGGCTGGGGTGGGGCTTAAAAGGCTACATAATTAATCGTTAAATTGGCGTTGTCAATAGCAAAATAGCCCGCCTCTGGCACTTTAATATCAACAATCGGCACAAACGGAAAGCCCGCAAATTGACTTTCTAAATTGTTGATAATCGGCAGTTTCACACCATCGGCTTTTTGCAATTCATCTCTAAAAAATTCACGGACAAAACCGCCGTTAAACTCTAAATTTGCCAGATACTTATCAATAGCATTTTTGACAGGAAAGAGCCCCCCAGCCCCCAAAGGGGGAGTCAGCAACTGACCAGTTGTCAAATCAATTATCAACGGATCAACATGCACCGTTAAATTAATTTTCAATGAATCAGCCGCTTGATTAATAAACCGCAGTCGATTGCCCGCATCTTTGATTTGTTGCAAATATGCCTTGAATCGCACCAATTGCGGTGCGGTTAAAGGTTGCAAAACCCCAGCGTTTTCGGTTGCAATTTTGATAACCAATTCGCCGTTTTGACTTTCTAAAATAGCACATCTGTCAATTATTTTTCTAACATCAGCATCGGTTATATTGGTTAAATCATATTGAAAAAAGCCGTCTTTCCAATCCAAAGGCAGTCCGTCTAAAAAATTTAAACACTGTTCACGATACCAGCGGATGGTGTGCGGTCGAGAATTTTCGGCGTTGCGTTCAACAATTCGCTCATGAACTTGTATTGAATATGCAAAAATCCAAACCCACAACCGCCAAATCGAAACCTTGCTGGTGCTGTCTGCATTATTGATTGTTTGCTCCGAAGTTGTCAAAACCTGCAAAGCGTTCAAACCGCTTGCTGTGGCTTTTGCATCTAATATTGATTGTTGAATTTGGGTTATTGTTCGCATAAATATTTATTTTTTTCTAATATCTCCTCCCGTCTGCAGCTTGGGTGGGCTAAAAACTGAAAGGAAATTCGCCTAATGGAAATGAAAAGTCAAGTTGTTTTTTTTCGATTGTTAAAAAATTGCCAGCCGTTGCCACAAGCTGTTGTTTTCCATTAAAATAGTCAACAATATCATTATTTCTAAAAATTGATTTTGGGACGATTAATTTTTGTCCAGGTAATAACAAATCTGTTATAGAAATATTATTGACATCAGCCCAATCAAAGGCACTCAATGCGTTGCCATCTTGCTGTATAGCAATATCTATTAAAGACTGATGTTCAATAACAATTATCATGTTTTTTCTTTTTTACCTTTTTGATCGGCTAGCGTGGTGTTAGACTACGGATGCTCTTTTTTATATTTGTTAAACTCTTTCACTTTATCGTCATACATTTTTTTATACAAGGTTAATTGTTTTTTCAAGTGATCAATTTCTTGCATCAAAATGGCTTCTTTTTTGTCAAATAGTTCAACGATACTGGTATATTTAGACTCGTATCGAGAACCCAAATCGTCAAGCGCTCCTTTATATAAATCAACCACTTTTGCACCATTGTCAATATCTGTTGTTGTGATTTCTGATTTTTGTTTATGACGATTAAAAAGCCATAAAACAAGTGCAGTCGAAAAAGCGGTTAAAAATTCGCCAATGTAAGGTTGTAAGATTTGAAACATGTCTATTATTTTATTTTAATGTAATCCTTTATATCGGTATAGTTTTTATCGTCTCGAGCCAAAAACAGTCGCACACGATCTTCTATTTCTTGTGGGTTGGCTTTGCTATTTATTAATTGAACTATATTAGGTGCAAGCACGGGATCACTTTTTAATTCGCCAGAGTTCAACCTTAAAATTATACCGACTTCTTGCAACAAACTTTCGCCAATAGCAAAATCGCCATCAACAATGTCAAGGTCGTCATCCGCAGTGAGCAATATGTCGTTTTCATAAATCATCCGTGTTGTATATTCTTATTTTCTATATTTGATAAATCTGCCGTTTGCATGGCAATAAAACCAGTTACTAATGCTTTTAAACTTGCACCGCCATCGTTTGGAACTGGCACCCAAGATTGAAAAACAGATTGTATTTGTTTCAATATCAAAGTGTTTTTATCCACTTGTTTTTTCAATTCTTTTGCATCAACCAAACCGCCAAATTTGTTGCCGTTAATGGTCATTTTACCATTATTTAAATGGATTTTAAAACCCGATTTGTCAATAATTTCAATTTCGTCTATTTGCTCACTTTCTATTAAAAAAGCATCGGCCGGATTGTTGTTTATAATGCCGATCAAGCATTTGCTTTTTAAACTTGGTTTGGTGTGGATTGCTCCAATACCAAGGTTCACATCATGAAAATCTAAATCATCTGTTAGCCCTGTGGCTATCATTGTTTTTTCTGTCCAATCAACGCTTTCAACAATGCACCAATGCGTTTGCACATCAATCAGTGCTTTTGTTTTTTCGGTTAATAGTTTACCAAATTTGGTTATGTTTTTTCCTGTACTCAAAACGCTTTTTTATCTAATTTTATTTCTTGTCTTATGCCTCCACGATTGAAAGTTTTTGTAACGCCTTCAATATAATAAGTTCCTTTTCTGTCTTCGTATAACGAACTGGACAGAACCGCTTTTTGTCCGTGTTGCACCGATGGAATCCCAAAACTGGTAAAAGAGCCATCAAATCTGTCTTGTTTATAATTATTATAATCTTTCAAAATTGCCGCTTCTAATTCGGTTTTCGAAACTTTATAATAAGTCAATTGCAACTGATTGCCGTCTTTATCACCGTGTTCAAATTCTATCTTTGTGCCGTTCGGGAAAGTCGAAACGCCTTTTATGATAACCCGCACATCTTCTTTTTTCTTATAATTCAAACTGCTGCTGACACAATTTTGCTCTAAATGAAAGCCCACTTTTTTAGCCAAACTATCATCTGAATAATATTTTCCACAAACCAAAACGGGTTTTCCGTTGATGGTTTTAAAATAGGTGTTCAATTTCCAGGGTTCGCCTTGCAGTTTTTCTAATACTGCCGCCACGGTAGTTTTCGGAAAACGAACGCTGCCAATCTCAACGCCTTCCAACGCATCAATTTTATAGGTTGGTGCAATGGCTTTTAACAAATTTTGCAAACTGATTTTAGGGCTACTAAAATTCACAGCCATTTGTTTGAGTTTCCACATTTCGTCTTGCAGCTTTATTTTTATCGGTATATCGGTCGAAACTTCGGTAATATATCCCATAAATTCGTGTGTGTTTTTGCCGTTATACCCAAAAGCAATCGTAACCAAATCTCCTCTTCGAAAGGTGTCTTTGAGGCTATTTTTATCAAAAAACCTCACTTTGCGTGGTATAACAATTTCGGCTGTATCTGTCAAAAGTTTCCACGAACTTTCGATAATTATTTCAGTAACTTGCGTTAAGATTATTTCGGCTCTGCGGTCGTTTTTTGCAAACACAATACGGCAATTCATGGCTAATGTCATACTTTTAGATATTTAAGTTGCCGTTGGCAAAATCAATTCAACCGCTTCATCACTGATCAAAGTCATAGAAAACGGAATAATGCCTGGCGAACCTTGCAACGATTCTTGTTTATAATCATCAATAACCACAGCGTGGATTCCTTTGTTTACAAACAATTTGCTTTGTATTTCGATGGCTCCAGCCAGTTTTACCCACTCTTCTATCAATCTTATTTTTTCTCTGGCACTCCTGCCTCCTTTTTTATTATCGTCAAGGCACAACCCTTTTGCGTCAATAATCCAGTCATCAAATCCAAAAATTTCTTTAACCGTTCCGTTGCTGCCCAACAAATTGGTTTTTGTAATGTTTTTTGCTCTTCGAAACGAAAATAAAGTTGAGGCAGGCAAAAAGAAATTTTCATACGGCACATAACCAATTTCGCCCTTGTTATTATAAGTTGGATAGTTACCGGCTTTAAATTTCAATAAGCCAATAATTGGCGTTCCCATGTGACTATATGCCTCTGTTTGATAATGGTCATGCAATACTTCAATCCCTTTATAATCAAATTGTGCCAATTCTTTTTTTTGCAGCGATTCGGTTATAAAAATGGGCGAGTTAATGCCAAATGCAGCATTAAATAATTGTGATAAATCGTATCTTGCGTCTGTCATTATTGGTCTATTAATATTGTGCTGTCCCTTAATCTATCTATTATATGCCCAGTGATTTCGTCTGCCATTTTTCTACTATCTTTATTAGCACCGTTTGGAAAATTATTGTTTATAGTCAAATTTTGAACTATTGATTTGCTCATATTACCACTATTTCCTGAACTGGTGCCGTCTCCTTTTTTGTCCGTTTTTGATGCAGGAACTGCACCATATTTTGTAAGGTCTATGCCTGCTTTTTTATTGTCAATTTCTACGTTTGATGTTGTTTTGGCTTTCGGTTTTACTTTGGCTTTTTCTTTTGGATCAGCTTCCCCAATGGTAACTAATTTGTTTGATGTTCTAAATTTTTCAATTTTTTTAGCCCAAGAATCCAAACCAATCATTTCGAACATTTGTTGCATCGGTTTTAAAATGGCATCTAAAATGACCATACCGATTCGTTTTAATCCTCCAATAATTCCATCGGTTTGAAAAGCGGTTTTTATGCTTTCCCAATGATCGTATAAAGATTTGAACGCTACAATGATTCGCCCAATAGGGCCTAACAAAAACATCACAGCTGCACCCCAATCATCCCAATATTTTATAATTACGGCTACAACGGCTATTAACGCTACAATAGCCAATACCACCATTCCAATTGGATTGGCTTCCATGGCTAGATTCAGATTGGTTTGGGCTATGGCGGCAATGTTTGTTATACCTGTACAAATGCCCTGCACAATAGATAAACCTTTTGTTTTTATAGTACTTAATAAAGATGCTTTTTCTGATAAACCAAGCATTGTTTTTAAACCTTTCAGCGCTATTGAACCACCCTCGTGTGCGTTTTTAAAATTTGCCATCATACTGATGCTGTCTGCACCCACTGAAATATAAGGACTGTATGCCGCTGTATATCCGCCGATGGCTATTTTGGCATTTTCAAACCAAGCCGTCATCCGACTGTGTTTTTCTGCTTGCGTATCCATCATGATATTGGCTTGTTGCTGTGCCACATTTTTATCGATCGTTTGTTTTTTCAGTTTATCTTGGGCATCAGCGGTTCGTAATAAAATTCCTGCCGCTGCTGCATTTTCCACCCCAAAAACTTGATCTAATCCTGTGGCATCTTTACTCAATTTGCTCAACTCTCGCAATCGGGTTGTGAGTGGCAAAGTAGTATCGGAGACAATTTTCATATTGACACCCGTTTTTTTCAATTTTTCGACACCATCTTTAGAGATAATATCTTCGCCTGCCATTTTTGCCAATACATTTCGCAAACCTACACCAGCCTCTGCACCTTGTTTCCCACCATTTATCAATAATTGAAGTGCCGCATTGGTCTCTTCAAATGATAATTTAGATCGTGAGGCTTGCACCCCAACATTTTTTAAGGCTGCCGCCAGTTCTGGTACTTCTGCGGTACCTGCTTTTGCACCAGCAGCCATAATGTTCATCATTCTGGTCATTTCGGCTTGTGCAGCGATTGGATCTGTCAAGTCACTTTGAAATTGCAGCATTGATGTTGTCAAAGCATCAACTGCCCCTGCGGCATCGTTGTCCATTGTTTTGGAAAGCAACCGAACATTATGCTCCATTTTTTCTAAAGCTTCGGGCGATTTTGCAATATCTGGCCCTAGGCGTGAGAGCAATATTTTATAGGTGTTTAAACTATCTGTGGCTTTGCCTCCAAACTCCTCGGCACTTGCTTTGGCTTTTTTGCCCAAATCATCTAATGCCGCACCCGTTACTCCAGTTATGGCCGAAACTTCTGCCAAACCCGTTTCATAAGATACAAAATGGCTGTTAAATTGCTCAAATCCTTGAGACAAATTTTGTGCCGATTGTGAGATGGCTTGCAAGTCAATAGCATTCAACCGTTTAAAACAACCGCCCAATTTTTCAGTGCGTTCGCTAACTTTGTCCGTTACGGCTTGAACTTTTTTTAAAGAATCCGAAATCAGATCTTTAAATTTTAATTCCCATGTTGTTGATGCCGTTGACATTTGTAGTATATTTGCTAAAAATTATTGATTATGTATGTCGCTTTCACTTATTATGTTATAATGACATTTTGCATTTTGTTCGGTTTGTCAATTGCTTATATTTCTATATTTCCTGTTTTTTTAAAACTTTTAAAATGGTTTTTAGAAACGATTAACAACCGTTTAAACAACAAATAGATGTTAATTATTTTTTGCCAAACAATTGCTGTGCCACTTCAAAAACTGCATTTTTGATAACAATTTCTAAATTTTTATTTCGTTGTCGCTCTAAAAATACATATTCGTTGAATAGTTTTGCCCAATCATCATTACTTAAATCATCGGGGTTTATTTTATAATGAAAACGCAGGATTGCATTAATTTTGTCTATTCCTTGTTTGTCATCTTCTTTGTCCTCTGTATCAAGGATAAACCCCTTTAAAGCTTTTTTATATCACTTTTCACTCCCGAAATTAATGTAGTTATGTTTTCTAGCATTGCCAAATACATGGCGCCGTCGTTTTCTAACTGATCTAATTCACCTTCCAAAACGCAGCCCATCAAAATTTTTGACGCTCCGTTGATGTCTTTTTTGTTGTTGGACTCTGTTATTGCCTGGATCACGCTTCGGGTTGGTCGTTTGACCAAATACACAAACTGATTATTTTCGTCATCAATTAAAATGATTTCTCTCAAGTTGCGTTTCCCGCCTACTTTTGCCTCATGTTTTATAACATCGGCTTCGGTATAGGGTTTAAAAATTTTACCTGTTGTTGTATCCTCCATTTTTTTTTAGATTACATTCCACTCTACATGGCTGATTAAAAGTTCGTATTTTGTGTCGATGGTCATGTCGTTTTGTTTCACATCCACGCCATCGCCCATGAATTCTACATTTCGGATTCTATCCTTCAGGATTGCTCCGTTATCGGTTTGGTATTCAACCACAATGTCAAAAGGGGCGATATCAATGATAGTTTTGCCAGCAGGCAACGATCGTTTTATGGCATCAACCTCTTCTTTCAAAAGTGTGATAGAAGCTTTTGCTTCATAATTGCCACGACCTCTGCCTATTGGCATACTGCCTGCACCATAAACATTCTCTTTTTTTTGAGAATCGTTATAAGATAGCTCTTTTATGCCTTCTAGGTCTCGACCTAAAAAATTTGCCGTTACAGCGTTCCAACCCTGCATCGTACCAAATTTATTTACAATAGTAGTGTTCATTTTTTAATTTATTGAATTGGTTAAACCTAATGCTACTTCAAACTCATGAACTATGCCGTCTGCCACAACGGATGCTTTTACTTTAACGGGTTGGGAACTATTAACCACTTGTTCGGGGTTAATGAAAACCTGAAAACCGCTTATTTCGTCATTAGAGACCAATTGCTCTAGTGCTTTATTACAAATTCCTGTCCAACGGCTAACGGTTGTCGATTTGATAAAACCAGTCGAAGGATCTTTCTTAACCACGGCTCGGACTTCGGGCAATAATGCCAGCCTCAATGCCCGGGCAGCTTTATTCCAAACTCGGTTATTTTCTATTTGACAATAGTCTGATGCTTGCGAAATGCAGGTTTTTGAATCCGTAAAAAATACGCCAGGATAACCTTCATACGAGGCGGCAAATATGTATCCATAGTTGCCCAAAGTTGTTATTTGGGCTTTTGTCAAACTGCGTATTAGTTCGCCGTATGTTGTTTTTGGATTGATCCATAAACCTTTATTTTTGTCGGTTAATGAATAATCTGCCGTGCCTCTTTTGTCAAGTGGTTTATTTTGAATATTGACAGATCCAACATTTTCATTCACTTTTCTGGTGGCAAGCATCCCTAAGAATGAACCAGCAGCGGCAAAGGTTGAAGTGCCAGAACCCACAACCAAAACCGAAATTTGTGGTGCAGCTAATTCTGTTAGATCCATTGCATCAGAAACTTTAAAGCCGTTCCAGCCAATCACACCAAAATCAATTAATCGGTTTTCGGCTGCCAAAACATTGATAATGTTTTCTTGATAATCTGCAATAACAACGGTTTGCGTTGCAGTAAAATTAGCAACAACGGCAAAACCTTTAACGTCTTTGTTGGCTTTCAAAAATGAAACCACGGTTGCAGGGGTTGCATCGTTAAACAAATACAGGATACCTTCTGGAGCTAATCTAAAAAATTCAGAAATATGCTCATAAAATGGTGTGGCGCCATTTGCGCTTGCACTGGCAGTTAGTCCCAAACTTTCTGCTTGAGAAAGCGAGGTTAATTTTAAACCAGCACCTGCGTTGCCAATTGCTAAATCTAAAGTTATATTGTTTGTTTTTGCAATTATCAACGCCACATGACTATCGGTGTTTGGGGATTTTCGCCCCAGTCCGCCTTGTAGTTTTTCTATTTTTACACCTGCTAAATCTGCCATGATTATTTTGGTTTATCGTTTTTGTTTGGCACATTGCCAGTTTTGCCGTTTGTTGTCTCTGCTTTTGGCATATCAACTACTTTGCCATTAAAAGCCTGCTCCGTCTTTGCTGGCTCACTATCTGCTTTTGCAGGTTCGGCCGTTTTTGGGGTTTCCACTTTTGGGGTTTGATTTTTTGGTTGTTTTGCAAGTTCGCTTCTCTCGAAAATGTAAACTTTCAATTCGCCTTTTCCTAATTCAGAGTGATTCTCTGAAAAGAAAATATTTCCATCCTCTCTGGCAAAACAAGTGTCTTGATCTGGATAGTTTTCAAAGACATCAACTGCCATTGCAATTAATTCTGATTTTGATTTTGTTTTCATTTTTTGTTTTTTTTTAAAGGGTTAATGAATAACCAAATTTTAGATTTGTTTTTCCAAATAATATAAATTGCAATTGGCACAAGGATTAACCACCAATTAAACACTGTTTTTTCAGTGTGTTTTACCTTGGCTTTTGCCTTGATTTTTAAATTGGTATCAACGGTTTTTTTACCTTTGTCTATCAATTTTGTACCACTGGAAGCTTCTGATTTGGATTTTTCTTTTTTCTTACTTTTTTTAGTTGTTTTTTCCTTGCTATACGAAACGTTTTTTAGGGTTTGTTGGTTTCCTTTTTCGTCCGTAAACACACTCGGTTTTGTGGGATCAACTGGGGCAAAGGTTATTTTTTCAATTATTTCAACTTCGGTTTCAGTCAATTCGGTTGAAACAACAACATTTGAAGTATCTTGAACCTTCAAATCCTTGTTTTCGATAATTTTTTCTTTCAAATCAACCTCTTTTTTATCGGTTGAATTTTGCACAGTTCTATTTGTACCACAACTGGCATAAAACATACTAATTATCAAAATGCCAATCCAATATACTAATGATTTTTTCATAATTTACTTTCTAAAATATAATTCTGTTTCTAATTGTCGTCTTGAGATTAAACCATTTATCACTTTGCCGCCTGATTTATTCCATTTGGCAAATTCGTTGGCAATAGTTTTGTCGTTGGGGTTTGCATTTACTTTTTTTAATAATGTGCTGTCTCCCAAGCCTTCTACAATTGTATCGACGTCAATATCAGTTCCTACATTGTAGCCAAAACTGACTAATGCGTTGAATTGATTTTGCGAAATTTGGCTGGTTACCAATTGGGCAACCTCTTTCTCAAATCGGGTCACAATAACTTTAAAAATCTGACTGGCATATTCTTTGGTTATGGGTTTGTCTTTCATTGTTACTTTTGTCCCATCGGGATAAAAAGTATTGCCAAAACCAATCGTAGGGACTTTTGCACTGCATAAATAGGGTGCTAATGATAATCCCTCTCTTTGTTGCAAAAATATTGTGCCTGTTTTATCTAAAGTTTTCATTTTTTTTTAAATTTTAAAAAAGGGCAGTCGGGCATTAGACCGGCTGCCCTAATTAATTATTATCCAATTAAAGCCCCCACGCCTTCGTCTCTGATGGCAATACCAATAAAGTATAGTTCAAAACCAATGGTGTGGCGTCTGTTTTCTGGATCTAAATCTTTTGGTCGTGCATATCTGGTTATTGTTCCGGTTGCTTTAAAACAAGTTTTGTCATGCAAAACCACCGATGACACCTGTGGTCCATCAACTGCGCCAAAGGCTACTTTTGTACCGCCTGAATAAGTTGGGTTATAGGTGCTTTCATAAATTGTAAAACCATAATATGATTTTGCCAACACGCCATCAATTGCATTGTGGTATTGAGTGGTAAATGTTCTATCTTCTGCTAATAAATCCGCAACGTGATCCGCACATAAAACAATAATTCTGCCTGCTTTTGGCACTCGCAGTTTGTCTAATGCTAATTTCATTCTCGCCACATCTTTATAAGATAATGTTGGTCTTGAACCTGAAACTGGCCCCGTGCAAGTTAGCACTGGTGTTATGGCAAGATTTGAGTTTGGTGCAATCGAATGCAAGGCGTGTTGTGCTGTTTTGTCTTCTAACTCCTCACGGTGTTGTTCCTGAACGTCTGATACTTTTTCATAAGGCAAAGCGTATAATTCTGCTGCCGTTACGGTTGTGTTAGTAGTTTCGTATTTGTTCAATGATAACACTACATGGGTATCTGCTCTACCATTAGACACTATCGGATAAATAGTGTTATTAATTAATACGGTTGGATCGGTGCCTCTTTTTGGTATTTTTATAACATCGTTATCTACCCAAGATTGCTTACTTTTCAATGCGTCTAACCATGTATTTGAGTGTCTAAATTTCTTTAGCATTTCTTTTTCGGCAGTTGTGTTCAATGGTGGTAAAGGAACAGCGGTGATGCCAACGGCAGCAATTTGCACGCCCGATGTGCTATAGCCCAATGCGTGGCTGATGTGCGTTGCTGCAAAGCAAAACACAAATAATAATGCGACTTTTAAAAGTCCTTTCAAATGATTTTTCATATTCTAAATTTTTAAGTTTTTTTAATGAATTTTTACTAATTTTTACTAATTTTATTTTGACTTATTGGGTTTTATTGCCCGAAGTAAGCCGCTTCAAGTTCTGCGAATTTTTTAGGGTTTTCAGTCATTAGTTTTGCTAATGCCTCTGGGTTTTTTTCTTGATACTCCTCCATCGTCCATTTTTCTTGTCCGGATGCCGTTGCACCTTCTTCAAGTTCTGCCGACAATTTTGGTGCACCTTGCATCGCCTCAAGAATGGTTTTTGTGCCTTCAAAGTCGGCAGTTGCCAGTTTTGTGTAGGTTGGCTCCATAT